GCCGCGCCATTCCAGAGCTTTGGCAACATAGTCAATGTAACCGACGAAAGAGCGGCCCAGAATGTCGCCATCGTTTTCAACAGCGTAAAGAGTCGGGGTTTCTTTGCCGTCCAAGAAGGCCACTTCAACGGTATCGATCTCGTTCGGGTCGCAGATAAGAAACCATTTCTTAGTGGAAATGTGACCGCTGATAACAGGCACATAACCCACAAACGGGTTGTAATTTGCGTTGCCGGTCAGGGTAGAGTCGGTGGTTGAACCACAAAGCAGTTCAGCCTGAACCTTGTTTTCAAACCCGCCAACAATATACTTGCCGATCAGAGACAGCGGCGAACCGTTCTCGCCGGCCTGTTTGCCCATAGCAACAACAGCAGCGCCGACGGTAGTTGAAGAAACAACAGCGCCTGAACTTGCCTGGTTAGCATGGCCTCCTGCAGTAGTTACGGCAGTAGTATTGAACAGTTTTCCGGTGTCGCTCATGGTCGGGTTGCCGGTAAGAACTGCGTAAGCGGCGGCTTCGATCTGGTTGGCGGCGCGATTGCCGAAAGCAGCAAATATGCGGTTGAACAGGCCAGCGTCATCGTTGATCAGAGCCTGCCGAGTGATAACAAGTTTTCTTGCGTAGGTTTTAAGGGTGAGTTCTTCGCCTACGTCAGAGATGATGCCCTGTTCGATTTCTTCACCAGCGCGGTTTTCGGTCATTTCTGGAGCGTCGGAGAGTCTAACGCGTTTAGAGGCTTTGAAGTCGGGAAGCATCCCGGCCTTAGCCCACATGCGCCAGGTTGCGCGGCCTGTGCCGTAGCCGATCATTGTTGATTTGTTGGCAACATTGGCGAGAATGTTCGGAAAGTCGCTGGTAGAAAGAGCGCGTTCAATGATCTCCTGCTTACCCATGAAGCGGGTTGAAATGCTCTTGCTTTCCAAGGCAGCACGAGCTACATCTACAAGAGCCATACCGCGCATCTGCTGAGCGCCATCTGCCGGAGCAGCTACGCGCAATCCAGAACGCATGATTATTGCATCGGTAGCGGCATCTCTGAATTTTTCAGACGCTTCTTTGCCGATGGAAATATCAGCGGGGCGGGCAGTTGAAAGCGATACGGTGCGGGCTGCGATAGCGTCAAGGATTTTTTCTTGCACTGATTCAATGCTTGCGCTTGTTCTGATAAAATCTGCGGCCATTTCGGGGCAACCGTGGCGGGTGCAAAGTTCTGTGATCTTGGCAGCGCGGGTCTGCTCAATCTGCAGGGCTTCGCGTTTGATTGCCTCAATGTCTACGGTCTGAGGCTGTTCAACGGGGTTAGTAATTTTTTCCATTGTTTCTGACTCCTTGTCAATTTGTTCGACAGCCTCACGGCTGATTGATACTGTTTCGATAATTTCTTCTCTGGCCTTGGCGTTTGGATCTGCGCCGATAGCCACGAGCGAAAATTCTTTAAGATTCCAGCTCTTAGTAATAAGCATCGGGCCTGCATAAGTCTTGCCGTTGATGACGGTATTCTCGCCCTCTGGCACCCAGACGCTTTCGGCCTGTTCATAGCCGACGCTGCCGCTGTCAAGATGGCCCTCACGAATCTTGTTTAAGGCTCTTTGCGCGGTTTCGTCTTTGCTAAAATACAGGCGACCTATAACGCTTTCGCCCTCTACGCGAATGTCACGCACTGAGCCAAGAATGTTATCAATGTTGCTTCTGTCATGGCTGTTTATCAGCGGGATCTGCTTATTCTTCGGCAAATTAACGCCTGCTGCCTGAATCACTTCGGTAACAGCTTCAAACCGCTGCCAATCCCAAACGCGGGCCGGTTCTTCTGTTGCGAGGGTAAACTCTACGCTGTCATCATCTTCTCTGTATGTTACGGGATTAACAGCGATATTTGCCCTTGTTGCCAAGCCCTGCGGGATTCCTGCGGGCGCTTTTTTCATGTTCTTGTTAGGCATTGTCTATAACCTCATCGTTATTAACTGGCGCTACGGCTGTTTGTGCCGCATTGCCCGAAAGCTCTGATACCACGCCAGCTTTCTCGAATAGCTCTTTTTCATACTTCCGAGTTGCAACCACTTCTTCAATGTCGCGCCCTGCGGTTTCGCAGAACTCTGTAAGCGTGTTAACGCCCATCGCTATTTCTTCCTTAGCGGCCTTGGCATCTTTCAGCGGATCAACCCATTCGGTTTTCGGGCGGCTCCATGCGCAACGCAGAAACCTGTTAGGGTCTTGCTCATAGCCGGGCAGATTCAAAACTGGCTTGCCGAAATCTTTCTCAAACTCAATAAACCAGCGATAAACGCGGCTGTAAAACTTTTCCTCAAAGATCGCGAACGTGTAGCGGGTCAGCGCTCGTTCAAACAGCAGCATTTGCCTTGTGCCTGAAAAGTTGGTTTGGCTGCCGTCGTTGCTAACTGATTCGTAGCTCATACCAGCGCCAACAGAAGCGCCGCGCAACTCAGCCCTCAAAAAAGGCTCATACTGCGTGCCGGGGTTTTCTGGTTTAACCTGGTTGATAGTTTCGCCGGGGCGTAAATAATGAATGCCGCCGGGCGTCACAAATTCATATTCTCTGCCGTCAGGATCTGTATCAGCGGTTGCTGTGCTCGCAAAATTATCTTCAGGAAATTCTGTCTGCACAAACACGCCGAATCCCAGGGCGGTTCGGGCGAGGCTCATCGTGTCGGCGCGGTATTTGCCGATGTTATGGAAATTCATAACCGACGGCGCAAGTCTGCTAATGCCGCCAACGCTTGATGCCCGGTCACGGTCAAATATATCAATGATTTCCTCGGCAGGAACGCGCTCAGATGCCGAGTCAAGCTCTGTCGGGAAGCGCTTTTTAATCCAATACGCAACGGGTTTATTAAACTCGTCAAGCTCTTTGCCGCCAACTATGCGAATCTTAGCGCCTGAGTCTGTATCTTTCAGCCTGTCAAGCTGGTCAAGCTCGATAGGCTCAAGCATCATGCGCCTGCTTTTAACAATTCGCCTGATCAGCAAGCCGCCATCAATGAAAAAAGCAGAAGCAGCGACGCGCTGCAACTGGTAAATGCTATCACCATTTGCGCAAGCGTCAGCGGCCCATTTCTCCCAACGGGCGAGAATCTGCCTGTTAATCTCAGATTCAAAATCAAACGCACTCGACGCGCTTGCCTTCAGAATCTTCGGGCGAGGCCATGAGCCTTCCCCAACCAGAGCAGCAACAAAACGCCGGGTCATTCCCGCAACGTGGCTATTATCGCGCATAAGGGCGCGAGTTTTATTCGTTACAGCAAGCCATGAAGTTTCTATTTCCTGTGCGCCTGAAGCCTGTGCCGGCTTGAAGTTTCGATTTGGCCCGGTAGTTTTCGATGCTTCATAAGCCCGGCATACTCGGTGGTTGCGCAAATATTCCCTTGCGTAGCCAGGCGCTACCAGGGCGATTGATTTCGCAATAATATTTGTGATTGTGTCGTATATCACGTTAAGCCCCTAGCGACGGCGATTTAATCGACGGGCCGCCGCGCGTCAGTCTGCCGATGCGGGATTCCAAAATAGAAATCTGTGATTCAATTTCGCCAAGGTCTGCACGGGTAACCGATCTGCCGTTGATGCTGTATGATTGCGACGTAAGAATCGCGTCACGAGCGGTGACATATTTTGCAAGCGTGGCCTGAAGATCAGCTAAACCCATTGTGTTTCCCCTTGCGTGTTCTTACTTTTATTATTAAGGCAATCCGGGCAAAAAAAAATGGCAAGTAGAACAATTCTACCTGCCGCATTGTTAGCGTGTTATCGTTTCCGGCCCTTGCCTGATGCCTTTTTGATAGATTTTTTCGTTTTAATATTCAATTCAATCTCTGCAACGACTTGTTTTTCCTGCTTGATTTCTGCTACACTTGGCCCCTCTGCCCTGAAAGTTGCGCTGCATTGCTCGCAAGTGCAATACCTGATCGTGCCAGCCGTGCGATCAACCGATACTTTCCCCGGCGGCAAGCCTAAAAACTGGCATACGGGGCAGAGTGTTTCAAGCGGCTTATATTCCACCACGCGATCTTCGGCAAGAAATATGCGCCTGATCAGCAAAATTCTGTTTTCATATGCCATCAATATTCCTCCAAGTAGGGATTAGGTCGCGGTTGCTTGTTCTGGTTCAGTGCCGGATTAACCCGCGCCTGTTGAGCTTTCACAATAGCCAGCTGCCGCGATAGTCCACGCACGCCGCCGAATAGCTCAGGATCAGCCGCAGCAAAGGCGTAGACTTCGCAGTCGAGCAAGTGATTATCTTTCTTCACCTGCACCCACTCGACAAGCCCGGATCTGTCGCGACGCTTTTCTTCTGCCGTAAACTGTGAGATATACTGCTGTTCTACGTCAGCACACACCCACCAGTTACCGGGCATTTCCGGGCTTTCGTTGGTGCGCTCCACTTTCCACCAGAGCGCGTCTTTTATCGCCTGAGTGTTTACCTGTATGATTCTGATTCCGCCTTTTAGCGGCTTGCCTGATGGTGTTTTTTCAATCGGCTGCCCGACAGATAACTTTGTCGCCATCGTTTTACTCGAGCCTTTACAAGCGAATAGCTGCACACCGCGCCCGTTATTAGCTCTAATCCATAGATACGCTTCTTCTGTGCGTGAGATATAAGCGTCTGCTGTCTTGCCGCCGCCCGTGTCTATCAGCATTCTCCAAACGTTTTTTCCGCCAATGGGTCTGCGAAAAATGATTTCTTCCAGATCCTGCCATTCCAGCAGGTAGCCATAATCTACCAGTGCCGATGATCCGTCTGCACAGATAGCCCTGATAACATACCAAAAGCCTTGCATCTGCATATCAACGCCTGCCACAAGACACAAAGTATCAGGCGGCACCGTTAACTTAGGCGTTGCGGATCTGCAAGCCAGGATCATTTTGCTGGCATCGTCAGCAGAAACAGAAACGCGTGGTATCCATGGCTCGCCGAAAGTGCTGTTGATAATGTTTTGCAGCTTCTGCGGGTCATCTTGCGACCTGGTGAAATTGTAAGCCATTCGCGCCAGGTTGCCGCCTTTAAATAAGCTGTTGAGCCTGTGCAGTTGGTAGCCGATCTTCTCACCGCTCTTCGGCTCTCTGGCAATCGCCTGCCCTTGTGATACTGCAATCTGCCTGTCGTCGTCGGTCATTTCGACGCCACAGGCCGGGCAATGATACCGGGCCGTTGCCTCGATCTGTTCTCGCGTCGCAGCTTTGCCGCCTTCCCATTTTACACCGTCAAATTTCATGGGTGAGAATACGCCACAAGCCGGGCACGGCACGCAGTAATCATAGACCACATCAGCAGCGTTAATCTCTGTGGTGATCTTGCCCGCGTCGGTAGTCGGTGTTGATAGCAGCACAAACTTGCTGTCGCCGAATGTTTCCATTCGCTCTCTGATGCGGTCTAACGTGTCGCCTTCGTCTTTTATGACAGCGTATCCGGGTTTGTTCACCTCGTCGCAGAATACCCGCTTAAAGCTCATCGATGCAGTTTGTGATATTGAGCTGCCCCACGCGACCGCAAGGTAGAAACCGTTAGAAAGCTGTATCTCGAACTTGCTTATATCCTGCTGCGAGTTCTTCGCCTGTTTCTTTTTCACAAGCCCCAAAGCACGAAAGGCCGGGTCAAGCCTGAAACGCATAATCTTTCTAGCAGTCTCCTGATCTGCCAGAAATAGCGCGGTCGGGCTTGGGTCGTTTACTGCTATCCACAGAATGCAATCAACCACCCAATCAGTGATTCCGATCTGCGCGGGCTTCTGTATGATGATCTCTTTTACAGTATCTTGCACAAACCATTGATACAGCGGCACAAGATAGGGCGTTCTGCTTACTCGCTTCAACCCAGTTTCGGCAGAGCTGCGCCGGTCGAGCGTGCGATTAGATTCTACCCATTTGAGCAAATCATACTCAGGGCGCACCAGCGCGGCAATGCAAGCGTCAGGAATTAACATTGCTTA